CAAGTATGTATTTGTGTATGCCATGTTGAACGGTTCGAACAGTGTGCCGCCATCGCCACCACCTGTGCGTGAACCGATACTTCTACGGAAAATTTGACGGACTTCCATGACTTCGTCTGGTAAAATGTAATCGTTTTGATCAATAACTGTTGGCAAGAAAAAATATGATTCTTCAACACTGTTATCAGATCGCTGTCTAAATTTTGCGAGTGCTGTATTTAAAGCTGTCTCGTAGTGATCTGGATCTAGTTCGACATCAATCATGCCGCCACCTAGATTAAGTTCTACATATTTGTAAACTTCTTGTCGTTTTGTGTTAATATTATTAGCCATTTGCTTTCATCTCCGCTATACTATTTATGCAACGATAAATAACATTACTATGCCGAGACTCAGTTTATATAAACCCGAAAGAGGGAAAGATTACGAATTCTTAGACAAGACTATAACAGAAATGTTTACCGTCGGAGGTACCGATGTCTTTGTTCATAAGTACTTAGGTCCTAAGAATCCAGAGGAGGATGATGCTACTGCTGATCAACCTCGTTATGATGCTGTTAAAGAAACTAACATACAAGATATGTTGTTTATGGAAAACAGAGATAGAAAGTATGATCCAAACATTTATACTATGAGAGGAATCTATATTGTGTTTATGACAATACCTATAAATTATAGTGTCAAAACACTGGGACGAAAAATTATGTCAGGTGATGTAATCGAATTACCTCACTTAAAAGATGAATTTGCACTTAATGACTACAGTGTAGCACTTAAAAGGTTCTATGTTGTTGAAGATGTTAACCGTGCAAGTGAAGGATTTTCGCCAACATGGTATCCACATCTATATCGTATTAAGATGAAACAAATCATGGATAGTCAAGAGTTTAAAGAAATCCTTGATTTGCCAACAGAAGAAGGAAGTTCACAAACATTACGTGACGTACTATCAACTTACGAAAAAGAAATGCAAATTAATAATGCAATTATTTCACAAGCTGAAGCAGATGCAGACATGTCAGGATACGACACTACAAATTTCTATACATTACAAGTTGATGAAAATAATATTCCCGAAGTAGTAAGAGCTGATCAAAGCGATATTGATGCTAGTATTGCTAGTGGAAACTTAGACGCAAGTAGGGTATACCAAACCCCTGATAGAAATGGATATCAGGGATACTTAATCGGTGACGGGATTGCACCTAACGGTGAAGCATTTGGTAGTGGAATTAGTTTTCCTACATCAAGTGTTGAAGGTGATTACTTCTTAAGAGTTGATATGTTTCCAAATAGATTATTTAGATACAATGGATCAATGTGGGTTAAGATGGAAGAAAAAGTACGTATGACACTGAGTAATACTGATACTAAGCAAACACAAAAAGGTAGCTTTATTAATAATACCAATACTGATACTATCGGTGGTGAAACAACTACTGAAAGACAAAGTATCTCAAAAGCACTTAGACCAAAGGCAGATAACTAATGCAACATTTTTATGATGGCCAAATAAGAAGGTATGTTACACAATTAGTAAGATTGTTTAGTAACTTTTCATATAAGGACGGTGATGGTAAAATTATAACTGTGCCTGTCTTGTATGGAGATATTACACGTCAAGTAGGACATATTCTTAGAGACAATTCAGAGAATAAAGTTCCAAGTGCGCCTCGTATCGGAGTATATATTACTGGTCTTGAACAAGATAGAACAAGGACTGCTGATTCTACATATACTAATAAAGTTAATATTCGAGAACGTGCGTATGATGCTGAAAATAAGGAATATCTAAATACACAAGGAAAAAATTATACAGTTGAACGTATTATGCCAAGTCCGTATACACTAAATGTAAACGTAGACATATGGTCAACTAATACAGATCAAAAATTACAAATCCTTGAACAAATTTTGATGCTGTTTAATCCTAGTTTAGAAATACAAACTACGGATAATTATATTGATTGGAGTAGTTTAACTAGTGTCGAACTTACTACTATGAGTTTTAGTAGTAGATCTATACCGATAGGAACTGACTCTGAAATTGACGTAGCACAACTAGGATTTACAACACCTATCTATATCAACATGCCAGTTAAAGTTAAGAAACTTGGTGTTATTACTGATGTTGTAATGAGCATATTTGATGAAACTAGGGGAAATATATCGTTAGGTTCATCGCAGCCAGAATTACTTGCATGGACTGATGTAAATCGTCCTGCAATGAGGGGCACAGATCCTAACAACTTTACCCCAGCTGGGAACGGTCCGTTCCCAACAAGTAGTCTTACAGGTAATGTAATGGCTTCTAGTTGGGGTGGTTTTGATATGCAAGTTCTTAACGGTGTTGCACAACTAGTGTATAAAGGTAAACTTGGCGGAGTAACTTGGCCTAAGTTCTTGGAAGGAGCTCCGGAAGGACCCGGTTTCCAAGACGGACTTACACAATTACAAGTACAACGAGTTACAATCGAAGGCGAATCAGTTACTAATAGTGTAAATGGTGTGGTTACATTAAACTCGCTCAATGACACACAGTTATTGGTACAGTGGGATCCGGATACTATTCCTACAAATACTGATTTTCCATCGGTTAGTGGAAGAAACAATACAGGAAGTGTAGACTTAATTATTGATCCTGAAAAATATAATCCAAATGTAGATCCAACAGATGCTGGCGCAAGAGTACTATTACTTGGCAATCTAAACAACAGTGAAAATGTAGGCGGATTAATGACATTTGGACAAGATCCGAGTGATGGAAGTAGTAGAGATCCGTATGATGGTCCAGATGCTTGGAAAAATGCAGACGGTACAGACTTTGTAGCAAATGAAAACGACATTGTAGAATGGGACGGATACAAGTGGCATATTGTATTTGATGCTAGTACAGATCCAGGAACAACTACAAAATATGTTACTAATCTAAATACCGGAATTCAATACAGATGGACAGGATCTGATTGGATTTTATCATTCGAAGGTTTATACCGAAAAGGAACATGGCGACTAGCATTCTAAGATAACTAGTTATATGAGCCATGAGATAATTTGTAGCGGAGCATTAGTGTATTCGCTAAGTACAAAACGATTCTTATTATTACACCGTACACAGAGCAAACAAAAAAATGTTTGGGGTCTTGTCGGCGGTACTAACGGTAAGGATGAACTTCCTTGGCCAGCTCTACAAAGAGAAATTAACGAAGAAGTAGGCGGATTGCCTAATATAATTAAAACTATTCCTCTTGAAACATTTGTTAGCACAGACGAAAAATTTAGCTTCCATACATATTTGGTAGTTATAAAGGACGAGTTTTTGCCTATACTAAACGAAGAACATGACGGGTATGCATGGGTTAATTTTGGAAAGTGGCCAATGCCATTACACATGGGATTACGTAGCACTTTGCAAAACAAAACAAATCAAACAAAATTAGCAACTGTATTTGAGCTAATAGATATATTAGAGAACAATAATGAAACAAATTAAAAATATTACTATCGTAGGTGGCGGATCTGCGGCTTGGCTAGCGGCGACTTATATACAACATAACCATTGGGATATACCTATTACTGTTATTGATAAAGAACACGGAAATCCTATCGGTGTAGGTGAAGCAACAGTTCTTACTTTTCCATCATTTTTAAGAAAATGTGGGATTAATTTACCACAATGGTTTGCTAATATCGATGCTACTTACAAGTCAGGCATTGAATTCCCGCACTGGAAAAAACCAGGAAATAATGTGTGGCATCCGTTCTATCTTAATAGAAGTTATTTCCGCCAAGGTTGTACAGCATACGACACTTGGGCTACAAGACAGGATTTAGATTTTAAAAACACAGCATTACCTACTTACGAAGTTAACATGAACAACAAATTAGATATGTGGGGAGCATTTGAAACAATAGCATATCATATTGATGCCGGAAAACTAGTGAAAGAATTGCAACGTGTGTGTACAAATACAGTTAAAATTATTAAAAGTGATGTAGTAAAGGTTAACAAAGATGGTAAGAATGTAACTAGTGTAGAACTTAAAAACGGTATTGTACATGAAAGTGACTTTTTTATTGATTGTACAGGATTTGCTAGTATACTAAAAGAAGCCGACAGAGTAGAACTACTCGGTGAAGGGAGATTATTTACAAACGCCGCGGTTGCTGGACATGTTCCTTATGAAGATTTTGAAAAAGAATGTGTGCCTTATGTAAAATGTCCTGCTGTAGATCACGGTTGGATTTGGAAAATTCCTGTACAATCACGTATTGGTTCAGGACTTGTATTCAATAAAGATATTACTGATCCAGAAGAAGCAAAACGCTACTTCTGTGAGCATTGGGATAATAGAATCAAACCAGAAGATCTTAAACTAATAGATTGGGTGCCATATTATAGTAAAAACTTTTGGGAAGGTAATGTTGTTTCCATAGGATTAAGTGGAGGATTTATTGAACCATTAGAGTCAACTGGACTTGCTAGTATGACTACTGGAGTTGAAAAACTTATGGACATAATTCCGCAGTATGCTTATAACGAGGCAAATATTGAAACATACAATAGAGAAATGGAAGTTTGGTACAACGATGCTGTAGACTTTGTCAACAGCCATTATGCTGATACAGAATGGGACACACCTTTTTGGAATTACGTAAAAGAAACACATGTCAAATCTGAAAAACATTTATGGTATGAAAATTGGCTCAAAGATCCGCAACGTAAATTTTACACACCTGTACAATCAAGAACATTATTCCATCCACCTAATTGGCATTTATGGTTAATACAAATGGGATATCCTGTAAATGTTGATTTAAACTATATGCCTCCTCAGGAAATTGATTTCTTAATACAAGATTTTAAGTTGGCAGAAGAAATTAGAATGCACACTAGTTTAAAACACACAAGCGCCATTGAAAGTACCAACCTAGGATTAGATTGGTTACAGTTGGCTCATGCTAGAGGTGATAGAGGACAACTAGTATGAAGATAGTTATTGTTGGCGGCGGTACTGCTGGTTGGCTTGCCGCACTTATGATTAGTAAAATTAGACCGGAACATACAGTAACATGTATCGAAAGTTCTAAGATTGGAATTATTGGTGCTGGTGAAGGAAGTACAGGATCACTAACAAATATTGTACAAAATGAAATGTGGAATCTTGGATGCAATGAACAAGATTTTATTAAAGAATGTGACGCTACTATTAAATTAGGTATTAAACATATTGGTTGGAATAAAGACATTAATAAGTTTTATTATGGCCCTATTGACGGTACTCCAACATCAAATGATCGGTCAGATCTTATTTTTCAACACGCACTAGGATATCGAGATCAAGATTTATTACACATTTCCACAGAGTTAGGTTATAAAATACAACATAACAAAAATAGTTTTGTTGAGCCTGCAGGTAATCATGCGTATCATTTTGATGCACACAAAGTTGGCCAGTATTTTAAAAAAATTAGTAATACTGTAAAACATATTGACAGCGAAGTAAATGATGTTATACTTAATAGTGAGTCAGGATATGTTGAAAAATTAAACTTATCTAATGGTGAAACTATAGACGGGGATATGTTTATTGATGCTAGTGGGTTTAATCAAGTGCTAATGAAAGCTGTCGGCGGAAAATGGAAAAGTTACAAGGATAATTTGCCTGTAAACAGTGCATTACCATTTCTTTTGCCATACGAAGACGATGAAGTTATTGAGCCTGTTACCAATGCTTGGGCACAGAACAATGGATGGTGTTGGCAAATTCCTACAAAAAATCGTCGAGGGTGCGGATATGTATTTTGTGATGACTTTGTTACTCCTGACCAAGCACATGCCGAACTTGAACAAACACTCGGACGCAAAATTGAACCAATTAGATTATTAAAATTTGATAGCGGTCGGCAAGAGCGTCTATGGATTAAAAATGTATTATCAATTGGCTTGTGTGCGGCATTTGC